TTATCCTCAAAGTATTTTGCAACTTGTTCGGACTTGGCGCCTACTCGTTCTCTCATTTTTAGCAATTGTCTAACCAGGCCCTGCTTAATTCCGAAATGATCCTTTTTCATCAGAGGTGTGTCCTCATCAAACATAGTGAACTCATTGACTTGAACATTTGGAGCCACATTTGTGTAAAGAAGGACCATCTGTTTTGTGAAACCGGTCCTCTTAAGAATCTCATAATTGTAATATTCAGGTCCAATAACATCTTGCAAATCAACATCATACTGTGGATAAACCCCAAAGTCGTAAGGGATGTCAATCAACTTAGTTTTGAAGATTTTAGATAAATCATTCTCTTGACCATTTGCTGTTGCAAATATATCATAGAAGTGCACACTGTTTCTGCTATGCGCATATGAACACAAAAGTGAAGTTGCACCGTTTTCTCTGAGTTGCCTAATTCTTGAGTATGATTCATTGACAAACTTTGTGCATGATGTGGTTCCAATGGTGTCCACTGATGCAAGAGAAAATTTAATTGTTGGGGACATTGTCTCTAAATTGGCCATGAAAGCTGAATTGAGCTCATACATCAAGCTTCCACTTGCTGACTTCACTGACAATTCCATAGCATGTAGTCTCTCTGCGGCCCGTTCACACTGTCCTAATAACAAATATTGATAATATGAGTTTGAGTCAGACATGTCTAAGCCGATTATTGTACCTTTATCGTCAGACCCAGCACGTGTTCTCCATTCGATTGATTTCTTCATGTTCATCTGCTTGAGACATGAAGTGAATAAGGCATTTCGAAGGCTCAGACATGATAGTGCCATGACTGTGGAATTATAATGTGGAATCCCTTGACACATGTTTGAGTGATTGACAAAAGTCGTCTCACCGCTCCTAAGAAACTTATCTTTAACTTCCTGAAGATAATCTTCATCATGATTGATGTCTCTGTGCTTCATCCACTGGCCCACCATCGCTTTTGGTATCTCCATTCTTTTGTTGGAGTGCTTTAAGAACATCATTCTTGAGAAGTTAAGCATTCCATGTGAATCTTTGAAATGGTGTTCATATATTGGAATAAAGATTGTTGGTATGAATTTCTGACACCAGCCTGCCATGTCATAAGATTCTTTAATGATTCTTAATGGAGTCCCTTTTGGGAAGCTAGACATTATTTCTTCGTAATCACCCCGCATCATCAATCTTTTATCCCTACCTTTTGTTAGTATCTCACGTTTATCTGATTTGGAGAGTAATCTACATACTTCTTCAACTATATTGAACATCACTCTGGCTTTGATGAACAAGATGATAATCTCGCGTATCCCTCCTATCTGATTTTTCTTGAAGATCTGGATGAATATTTCAAATGACTCACAAGCTTCACCAGAGAAACTCATTGCCACATCCATCG